AAGTACAAGGAGGTCACCGATGCATTTGTTATATTTGACGAGCAACGGCTTGTGGGGTCTGGGGCTTGGGTTAAATCGTTCATCGAGATTTCAAAAAAGAATCACTGGATTCTACTTTCAGCTACACCTGGGGACACGTGGCTGGATTACATACCCGTTTTCGTTGCAAATGGATTCTACAAGAATCGCACGGAATTCAAGCGGGAGCACGTTGTGTACAACCATCACTCACGCTATCCGAAGGTAGACCACTACGTCAATGTACGTAGACTGCACAAGCTGCGTGACCGGCTCTTGGTAGAGATGCCGTATTACAAGCACACAACCCGCCACATGCATCCTGTGGAGGTGGGATACGACAAAAACAAATTCGACAAGGTGGTTAAGGACCGATGGAACATTTACGAGGACCGTCCAATACAGGATGCAGCCGAACTGTTTTCTGTTATGCGGCGTGTCGCCAACACGGACGACTCCCGGGAGATGGCGTTGATGACGCTGCTGGAATTCCACCCCCGGATAATTGTATTCTATACCTTCAACTACGAGCTGAATCTCTTGAGAGAAGCACTGGCGAATTCTATAACCCCCGTAGCTGAATGGAACGGCCACAAGCATGAGGACGTGCCCGATGGAGATCGGTGGGTTTACCTGGTCCAGTACACAGCAGGGGCAGAGGGATGGAACTGTGTGACCACTGACACGATGGTTTTCTACTCCCTGACGTACTCTTACAAGCTGTGGGAGCAAGCGCAAGGACGGATCGATAGGCTAAATACACCGTTCTTTGATCTTCATTATTATGTGTTCAAGTCAAAAAGCATGATTGACACCATGGTATGGGATGCCTTGAAACACAAGAAGAACTTCAACGAATCTCGCTTCAAGGTCCAGTTTTAGATATTAGTGTCCGATTTGTGAAGTTATTTTGTCGAATTTGCCAAAAACGGGGCCAAAAACTTTCCCACTATTTCACTTTCAATATCTATAGATATTAAGTAAGCGTTTTTAGAAAAGTTTTTTCACAAAGTTTTGGCAAAATGGAAGGAGGATAGATGCTTGAGGAAGAGTGGGCCACCTTAGATGAATTTCCCAACTATTCGATCAGCACATATGGCCGCGTCCTTACACGTTCTAGCGAGCGCATCAAGGTTCCCACACAGAATCTGCAGAACGTCCCCCATGTGTTGCTTATGCGAGACCGCAGGCAATACCGACGCTCGCTTCCCCTATTGGTGGCAACCACGTTCATCCCTGTACCGCATGATCATTTCGATACCCCAATCAATCTAAATGGGGATCGTATGGACAACAACATTGAGAACCTTGTATGGCGTCCACGCTGGTTTGCCATCAAGTACAACCAGCAGTTCAGGCCAGGCTACATTCCTGCCTACACAAAGCCGATTGAGAATGCGGAAACACATGAATGGTTTGCAGACACTCTGGCTGCTGCAACCAAATACGGTTTGCTTGACACAGAGATCTGGCTGGCCATTCTGAACCGTACCTACGTCTTTCCAACCAACCAGATCTATCAGATGATCGATTGGTAGATATTGCTTCGCGCGGGAAACATAGACTATAATAGAAGGGGAAGAGTCAAGCCTCTTACAATCCCTCTATTTTTCACCTAGGAGGATCATGTTAGAGAATGCTTACCAACCCCAGGTCATTAAAAAATTGCGTCTAATGTTTCCAGGCTGCGTGATTCTGAAGAACGACAGCGCTTATATGCAAGGCGTCCCAGACCTTATTATTCTGTACAAGAATAAGTGGGCCATGCTCGAGGTGAAACCTTCTGCTAGATCTAGGCTTCGTCCTAACCAGGAGTACTATGTCGAGCTGTTTGATGAGATGTCTTTTGCTGCGTTTATCTACCCAGAAAACGAGGAGGAAATATTAGATGCGCTTCAACGATCATTCCACCCTCGCCGGGCAGCACGCATTTCTTAGTGCATCCAAGTACCACTGGATTAACTATCCAGATGAGAAACTTGAGCGGGCTTATGTTGCAGCCCTCGCTGCGCAAAAGGGAACCGCGTTGCATGAGTTCGCCGCCCAGGCAATTAGATTGGGTATTAAGCTCCCAACACGCAAAACGACTTTGAACATGTATGTCAATGATGCTATTGGGTACCGCATGGCACCCGAACAGATCCTCTATTATTCAGACCACAGTTTTGGCACACCTGATACAATTGCTTTTCGCCGGAACAAACTACGCATTCACGACTTAAAGACCGGTGTCACCCAGACCTCGGAGCACCAACTCGAGGTCTATGCCGCGCTCTTCTGCCTTGAGTACAGGTTCAAGCCGTTTGATATCGAGATCGAGCTTCGCATCTATCAAAACGATGAGTGCCGAGTCTATGAAGCCGACCCCGATGTCATCACCAGGATCATGGATAAGATCGTCACCTTTAGCAAGCAAATCGATATTATTAGAGCGGAGGCACTGTCGTGATCATCGACCTCGAAGATTATCTTGCACATTACGGCGTTGCCCGTCGCTCTGGTAGGTATCCTTGGGGATCTGGTGGCGAGGAAAACGTCGGCTCAACAAGAAACCGAGACTTTCTCGACCAGGTGGCTCTTCTTAGAAGGGACATGACTGAGGTCGAGGTTGCAAAGGGAATGGGCTTTGACAGTGTTGCCCAGCTTAGGGCTGCTAAGTCAATTGCCAAGAATGCTCAAAAAGCTGCAGACATCTCAATGGCAGAGCGGTTAAAGGCTAAGGGAATGTCCAACATCGCTATCGGCCAGCAAATGGGGCTCAACGAGTCTTCGGTTCGCGCTTTGCTCGCTCCAGGCGCAAAGGACCGAAATGATGTCTTGACTGTCACGTCAAACATGCTTCGTGATGCTGTTAAAGAAAAGACCTATGTCGATGTTGGTATTGGTGTTGAGCGCCACCTGTCTATTAGCCGAGAGAAGCTTGACACCGCAATAGCAGTCCTTCGCAATGAGGGGTATGCTGTTCACCCGGTTCAGGTTCCTCAGCTCGGTACAGGTGGAAATCAGAAGACAACCCATAAGGTGCTTGCGCCAAAGGGAACTTCCTATCGAGACATCGTAATGAATCTTGATAAGCTTCAACAGATTCAACAGTGGTCTGATGATGGCGGGCGTTCCTATGTTGGCTTCCTTCCACCTAAGTCTGCTTCTTCCAGCAAGGTAAAGGTTGTCTGGGCAGAAGATGGTGGTGGAGAACTTGACGGATTAGTCTATGTTCGTCCTGGAAAGCCCGAGTACTCATTGGGTGGAAAGAACTACGCTCAGGTTCGAATCCCTGTCGATGGAACCCATTTCATCAAGGGAATGGCTGTATACAAGGATGACCTTCCTGCTGGCATTGATTTGGTGTTCCACACGAACAAGCCAAGAGGTGCTGATAAGCTTGAGGCCATGAAGCCGATGAAGGATAGCGAAGAGTATCCTTTTGGAGCCGTGGTTCGTCAGATCACGAAGTTCGATAAGGATGGCAAGGAAGTTGTCTCCTCTGTTATGAACTTGGTGAACGACGAGGGTAAATGGGAAAAGTGGTCAAAAAATCTCTCTACCCAGATGCTTTCAAAACAAACCCCCGCCCTTGCAAAAGAGCAGCTCAATGTAACCTATGAAAACCGCAAATCTCAATATGATGAGATTATGGCTTTAACGAACCCCACGGTTCGAAAGAAGCTTCTTGAAGATTTTGCATCCGATGTCGATTCATCAGCCGTGCATCTCAAGGCAGCAGCTATGCCTCGTCAGCAGACAAGAGTTATCATTCCGATTAACTCTTTGAAAGAGGGCGAGATCTATGCCCCCAATTTCCGTAATGGCGAACGTGTTGTCTTGATTCGCTACCCGCATGGTGGAATCTTTGAGATTCCTGAGCTTCGCGTAAACAAGCTCAATCGTGAAGGTAGGGCAATTCTGGGTAATGCGCCAGATGCTGTAGGTATCAACAGTAAAACAGCAGCCCAGCTTTCGGGTGCTGACTTCGATGGTGATACGGTTCTTGTTATCCCGAATAACAGGGGTAAAATCAAGACTGGCGATCCACTCGAAAGTTTAAAAAACTTTGATCCTGTGCGTGCCTACCCTGCATATGAGGGCATGCCCAAGATGAAAGAAATCACAAAGCAAAAAGAGATGGGCAAAATTTCAAACCTTATCACGGATATGACTATTCGTGGTGCCAACACAACCGAGCTTGCTCGAGCAGTTCGTCATTCTATGGTTGTCATTGATGCTGAAAAGAAGAACTTAAACTATAAGCAATCAGAGATTGACCATGGCATTAGGCAGTTAAAAGAAAAGTATCAGCAAGGTGAAGCTGGCCCAGGCCGTCACACATTGATCACCAATTCAGGAAAGACCTCTACAGTTAGGGTTCCTGAAGAGAAGCTGAGAACTAAGGGTGGATCTATTGACCCCGCCACAGGCAAGTTAGTTTATGTGCCTACTGGTGCAACGTATGTCAATCGTAAGGGTGAAACAGTTCCTAAGACAACTGAGAAGCCCCGCCTTTCTGCAACTGATAATGCATTTGATTATGCAGGTAAGCCTATCACGCCTATGGAGAAGCTCTATGCTGAGCACTCTAATAGACTAAAGGTATTGGCTAATCAAGCTAGAAAAGAATCTGTTAACACTAAAGAGATTGAGGCTTCCCCTTCTGCAAAGAAGGTCTATGCTAATGAAGTTGCTTCATTGAATGCCTCCCTCAACATTGCATTAAAGAACGCCCCCCGTGAAAGACAAGCCCAGGTTCTAGCAAATGCGGCCCTTTCTGCAGCACGCCAGGCTAATCCTGACATGACTAAAGATGAATTAAAGAAGATTCAGTTTAATGAATTAGAGAAGGCCCGCATTAGAACTGGTGCCAAGAAGACAAAGATTGAGATCTCAGATGCTGAATGGGAAGCCATTCAAGCAGGCGCTGTTCCTAAGACTAAGTTAAGCACTATCTTAGACAATGCTAACATGGATCTAGTAAAGAAACTGGCCACCCCTAAGACTCAATTGCTTATGTCTTCTAGTAAGACAGCTCATGCTAAGAGACTTCTTGCTAGTGGCTATGATCAGCAAGAAGTAGCAGACATGCTTGGTGTGTCACTGACTACACTCAAGAATGGAATCAGCTAATGAGTATGCTTACTACTATAGACAATCCTTTCGATCCTTACACACAATGGGATGAATGGTTTGCTTTTGACCTCCGTGCCGGATACGACACACCCTCTTTCCTCGCTCGAAATGTTAAAGTTTCTGACGCTATGTCTGAGGTAGATCAAGAGCTAGCAATTGAGTTAGCAATTGATGAAATCGTCCATGAGAATGTATTAGGACTCTATCGAAAAGTTGATAAGACTTCGGAGTCCTAAGTGATAGGGGGAGGGGGGTCGCGAAATCTAACCCCCCTCTCTCATCGCCGGACCCATATTTTTTGCCCCGGGGGAAACTTTGGCACAGACAATCCACTTTCCCTAGGTTAAAACTAGACTGAAAGGAGCTGTAACTATGGCCTCACGCCGCGTTAATGATCCTAACGCTAAGACAACTCGTCGTCGACCGGCTACAACTCCTGAGGCTAGAGAGAATCAGCTGATTGCACATGCTGTTGACCTTGCTGAGAGGCAGCTTTTAGATGGTACAGCCTCTGCTCAGGTCATCAGTCACTACCTTAAGCTTGGTTCGTCTCGTGAGAAGCTTGAACAAGAGCGATTGGTCAAGGAGAACGAGTTGCTTGAGGTCAAGCGCGAAGCTCTGGCCTCTGCTCAACGCGTTGAGGCTATGTACGGCGCGGCTTTGAATGCAATGCGCTCGTATGCTGGCCAAGAATCCTATGAAGATGACTATGAGGATTAGATCTTACTCGGAACTACGGCGTGAGCCGACGTTTGAGGAGCGCTATCACTACCTTGCACTTCGCGGGGAAGTAGGAGCAGCAACCTTTGGGTACGATCGATGGATCAACCAGCAGTTCTACACGTCACGTGAGTGGAAGCATATTCGCGAGCATGTGATTGCTCGAGACAACGGTTGTGATCTTGGAATTGACGGCTATGAGATTCATGGACGCCTTTTGATCCACCATATGAACCCGCTTACTCCAGAAGATCTTTTGCATGGCGCGGAACACGCGCTTGACCCGCAGTATCTCATCACTACAACCCATCAGACGCACAATGCGATCCACTATGGGGATGAGACCTTACTCCGTAAGCCGTTTGTTCCTCGAACAAGGGGCGATACCCGTCTCTGGTAAAGAAAGGATCACGCAATGATTCCCGACGAGACTGTCTTGGACACTGAGCCTCCCGTGGAGCATGAGCAAAGCGATTATGACCAGTTGGACTTCAGTAGCTTGACGCCCGACTTTACTGTAGAGGAGTTTACTGATGACGGAGTTTCATGACAACAACTATCTGATGTCGAAGGTGGGTTCGGCCTACCCCGATCGCACCCGAGCCAAGGTCGTTGAGGTTATCGAGGCCGCCAAGGCTGCTGGTCACCGCGTCCGTTTTATTTGGGGTATGGGTTCGTCCACCGAGCACAGCACCGGCAATGCCGTTGACTTCATGATCTACGACAATGCTGCGGGCGACTTCATTCGCAACTATATTTGGCAGAACCGTGAGCGCTTTGGTCTTACCCATGTGATTTGGGAGCAGGCCATCACCTCCACCGTGCGTGAGCCTGGCAAGGTTCGTCCTATGGAGGACCGTGGCAACACCACGAAGAACCACTACGACCACGTGCATGCTCTGTGGGATTCCACCGCGTACCGGCCGCCGGGCATCCCGCCGTCGGTCCCTCAGCCCAAGCCTCAGCCTAAGCCGGTTCCCCAGCCCCCCGCGCGCAAGCCTGTCTCTCAGATTGCTGCGGAGGTCATCCAGGGTAAGTGGGGCAACGGTGATGAGCGTATCAACCGGCTTCGTGCAGCTGGGTACGACCCCGCGCAGGTTCAGGCCGCTGTCAACCAGCAGCTTCATGCGGGTACTCCCGCGCCCGCGCGTAAGACGGTGTCCCAGATTGCCCATGAGGTTATCAACGGTCACTGGGGCAATGGGGCTACCCGTCGTCAGCGTTTAGCGTCGGCAGGTTACAACCCCGACGTGATCCAGAAGGAAGTTAACCGACTTCTCCGATAAAAGGAGGTGATCATCATTAGTGACAGCATCCTCATCAATGTAAAGAAGATGTTGGGTATTGACGCAAGTTATACGGCATTCGATCAAGACATC